CCTCTTTCACGTTGCGCTCTAGTCTTGGCCATCGTCCATTGGTGACGGTATACCTGCGGCCCACAGTAGGCCATGCGTTTGCCCGTCTCTTACCTCTCCGCGTTTGATGTCTTGGTCTGACATGGGGTACGTCTCTACCGCGCCGTCATCGAATGCGACGAGATAGCTACCTTCATTTCTTGGCATACTGCCTTGCTCTACAGGATGCCAATCTATCGTCACGGTCTGCAACATATAGTGTCCCCCGCTCATATTATACCAATATATGCTAAAAAGGTGCGGACAATAAATAACGCCTATTTAATATCCGGCATTTAACAGGCATAAAAAAGCCCGCACTAGGCGGGCAAGGGGTTTCTCACGCCCAAGGAAGCTACGGACGGTAGCGAATTATTTCGAGTGGCGGCTCGTCGTTATCAATTAGCTTTACCACTCTGAAGTCTGTGAGAATAGCTACGTCGTCCTGCCATCTCTTTGCCATCGCTTCTGCGGCTCTTACTGCAATGATAAAGTCTTCCATGTCCTCATTGGTTAGCGAGACAAGTCTTTTCATAAATTCCTCGCCAGTCAGGATGCCCGTCCCTGCCATTTGTTTTTTTCCAAAGTTCGACGAATTCGCAGTAAATGTCTTGCTGGCTGACGGCCTCTTCGTAATCACCCTGACCAGCTATCCCGAATGCTATCACCACCAGTAGGAAAATCACCGCATATTTGATATTCGGATGTAAGTGCATCGCAGTACCCCTTCAATTTTGGATTGTTTCTTAGTTTTTTTAACGCTCTGATTTCGATCGTTCTGATTGTTTGACGGCTTACACCCATTACATCCGCGATTTCTTGATGTGTCATGTTGTAATGAAAGTCGATAGCTCGTGCCATTACTTTACCTCGTACGGGTCATGGGTGCTTGGATACTTCATAAGCCAAGTACCTTGCACCTTGTCGATATACTTAGTGCTCACGTCATGGCCTTTACACCAGCGCAAAGCACTCTCCAAAGAATTAAAAACGATTGTTGTCATGCTCACCCCTAAAAGAAAAGGCCGCTTATGCGGCCATCGTATCGCCTCTTTTTAACAGACGGACAACCTGCTCATATTGCGGCATCTCACAGTCAGGGCAGTAGCCCGCATTTAGGATGATTGGATCTGCATACACATACAGATCGCCGTTATCATTCATATAAACAGCATGATCAATGCCGTCGATGACGCGCATGTCTACCCACTTTTCGCCTGCTACATTAAAGCTCATATCCCTTCTCCCTTAGCAAAGGCCGCTTATGCGACCTTGATTATTCTTGTTTGCGTGAACTTGTTTTCCATTCGGTTAGACAACCATACAGCGCGTTGCAACCAAACTGGCTCGACCAGCGAATCAGTCCATTCGAGGTCGATTAAATCTTCGCGACCGTCTTCTGTCTTCTCAGCAACCGAGGCTTTACCATCGCGTGACTGAACCATATAAACGTGCTTTCTGCTGTTGTCTTTGAACATATCCCTTCTCCTTTGTGGCTGTGTCCCCAGCCGATGTACATAATCTACTACCCACAATTATCATTTGCAAGCACTTTATTATCTTTTTTTGATAATTATATGGGGAAGGGAAAGCTCAACGGTCTGGCGCAGTCAGATTACTCAACCGTAGTGGCGGGCAATCTCTGCGATGAAGTGGTCTTCGTTTGGATGACGTGACAGCCGCTTGAGGTATTCTTCCTCACCGATGCCCTTGTCTCTGCCCAATCGAGCCAGTAGCTCTGCGGTCTTGTCAGTCACGACGATGTGGTGCCGTTCTGCAAAAAACTGTCGTTGGCTTTGTACACACATGGAAACATTCCTCCTGTTGCGTTGTTATTATAACAAAAGCAAGCAATCAGTTATATGAAATCATCACATGGTCGGGGTTCTGTTCTTTGAGCTTGATCTGCTCGCGGTAATGCTTGGCTATCTCATCGCGAACGGCTTTGTTTTCTTTCAGAATGCCGCGCGACTTCTCACGCAATATTTCCATGTGGCCTTCACCTAGATGCTGATTGCAAAAGTCAGTGAACATGACGGGCGACTCGGTGAATAAGCGGTGGCAGGTGTAACAGCCAGTCAACAAATTATCGAGGCTATACCTGACGACTTTATTTCTGCGGCCATATATGTGCATGGCCTGATTTGTCTCTGTGTTGCCACATCGCACACAAGCGCCGTCACGTAGCCTCACAGCTTTGCTACACCAAATGTCGGCGTTCGTTCGCTTTATTGCCATAGTACGTCTCTGTAGTAAATTGTCGTTCGCGTAGTATTGCTTTCTCTGTATTGCCGCAGTCACACGACCAGCCTTCTAGCTTGCCGCCCTGAGCCGTAAACATCGGCACCATGTCTTTATGGCACTTAGTGCATACCATGATCTTCACGCATCTCTGACATAGGGGTAATGAGTGCCGCAAGCCAACTCTGAGTAAACGAGTCGATGTCTACATCTATAGTAATGCCTTCAGGACACATAACCTCGACATATACATCGGTCAAATCTTGGTTGCGGATGTTGCTTGTTGCTCCAATGATCGCCTCCACTCTGCAAACAACTGACCCGCCATCAGGTAACGGCATCGAGAGTATAGGGAGTGTAATCATAGTCGCGGCCTAATAGTGGTTCTGTGAACTTCTCCGTCTAGCTTATCGTATGTAATGACCTTTGCGCCACGCTGTGACATCCATCCTCCACGAGCCTCATAGCTTGACCTGCCGGTAAGTGATGGGTGCATTTCTGCAATAGCGCCGCCGTCTTCTATCACGCGCTCATGGTGGTAATGTCCCATGTGGATATAAACGCCAGCCGACGCTTTGCCCCACATCTCTCGAAAACGTGGCTCGCTTGCAAATAGCTTGTGCAGGTTTGCTAATTTCATCTTGTGGCCGTGGTGAAATCCAAGCATACAATTGCCATGCAGATAGGCGTAATACGGGAATGCGTTGTCTATGACCTCTACACGACTATTCTCAAACAAGTGCTTTATGTACTTGCGGAGCCATACGCTAGAGCTAATGTCGTGATTACCCTCTGCGACTACCACTACGACCCTCTCAAATCGCTTCAGCATCATTTTCACGGCTTCCCTAACTATCGACATAGATACGTCAACAATCTTTGTGTAACGCGTGTCCGCGTCCAAAACATGGCCGCCACCACTTGTGATTGGCTGTAGGTTAATGCCGTCAAAGTGTATAAAGTCACCTAAGATGTTCAGCAAGCCCGTCTTTGATTTAGGACAAGCCGCCAGCATATCGTGCATAGCGTTTAAAAAAATGTCTGCGGCTATCTTGGTGTCAAAATTGTCGCCTGTCTCCGCTTCCCAACACGCCGATCCAACGTGAAAGTCCGTTATGGTCAGCAGTGAAAGCAAGTTGTCATCTGATTGCTTTGGCGGCTTTGTCGGTTTAAACGGAGGTACTAAATCGAGGCTTTGCTCCATGCGCTCCACGAGCATTTCAAGCTGTCTTTCTTTGTCTGACTGGCTCTTAACCCACTGGGCCGTGGGCTTTCCGTCAGTGTACAGCGTAGAGACACCCTTGACCGTGTAGCCATCTGGTACGGAATGCACATAGTCATGCTCTGGACTGTAACCCTGTAAGCTGGCTTTCTTTTGCACAGCCTTCAAATGGTCGCGAACAGTAGTCCTACTGATACCAAGGTCCATTCCTATTTCGCGGGCACTCATGCCCTTGTCTACTCGGCTCGCTACCTCTCTTTGCCTTTCGGTTGTGCAAAACTGCAATAAGCTCATGCTTATCCCCCCAGTTTGCTGTACTCCGAATTCTGAGGCTTAGTCAATTTGACACCCAGATCAATACACCATGCCTCTACTTGTTGCATGAAGTATAGCATTTCCCCCCGATCTAGCGTCGATGTGCGCCGAACCTGCGCTGGTATGTTCGTACTGCCGACCTCGATATCCTCTGTGCCGAGGAACTTGTACTTCACCATTAGCTTCATTTCTTCTTCTGTGCCAGTAAAGCCACCCTTCTTTTTAAAATGCCTCAGCATATCCCTGACCCATACATGGAACAGGTCGTTCTGACTCATTGAGCGGCGTGGCTTGTACTCTTTAACCTGCCAAGACACTGGCTTGTCCCAGCACCATTCTTTTTCGAGAAACGTCTGAAACGCTTTTATGCGGTCTTTGATTTCTATGGGGTCTTTTATTAACCAGAATTCGCCAAACATTTCGCGCCCCTCGCCATCTCCATTAGTTGATCTAAAGGCACAAGTCTATGCTGTGGCATTGCATAGGTCATCTTGTAGCCTTCGCCAAGTCGGCTTAAGTTTTCGGGCTGACGTATGACGTTGACGTGTGCCAAGCCGCCGCATCTCCAAATGTTTTTTTCACCGCACATAAGCACATAGATATCGCAGAGCTTTCTTTTATCAGTCTCTAATAACAGCCGACCGTTTGGCCTCTTGGTGGCCTTAACGTCTATCGTGTAACCCATCCATTCACAATCTGCGACTTGGGGCGTGTCACTAAAGTCTGGACGTACCCCGATCAATTTGCAAAAAGCCATCTCTGCCGCCATGCCATTAGTTTCAACGTCGTACTGGCTGTCAGTCTTTGACATTTTCCTGTTCTTTGCGCCCATTGCCCTAGCCGCATGGTATCGCCTTATGCCTACCTGACAAGCAATGTTGTATTCAGCATCAGTTAACTCAATCATCATCGCGTCACCCTCTCTCCGCTAAAGGTTACATACTGCCCAAACCGATCAAGGCAATACTGCCGATAGCTTTCGCTTTGCATAAAATCGTGAGTGCAGTCGTCAAGCTGAGTCCACTTTTTCATTGGTATTCTGCCGGTTTCTTTCTCGGCTTCTTGCGCAAACGGACTGCCACCCTTTTGATTAGCACGTGATAGCCATGAGTTAACAAAGCGGGGCATCCCCCGCTCGGTCTTGCGTTTCGGCTCGTTAGAGTCAAGCCACACAGCCATCACGTTTAGCTCTGCGAATACGTCAACTTCTGGGTAGGCGTGTTGCCAGCCTAGCAGTTGCTCGTCTGTTGGTTGCCAATCAGTGCCGCTGTTCGTCTTCATTTATCTCGGCCCCCTCTTCGTAGTCATCACCGCTAAAAAGGCCAAACTCACTGCTTAGACGATCATTTAAATCACTACACAACTCTTTCTGTGATTCTTCAGTCAGACTCAAAAACAGAAGCCGAGTAGCCTCTTTAGCGAAACTTTGCGCCTCTTCTTGGCCTGCGTCGAGATACTGATCGTTAGTGACAAACGAAAT